CTTAGGCGCCAGCACCAGCCAGCGCTTGACGTGCCCGTCGCGGATCATCTCCCACATGGCCGTCAGTGTGATGGCGGTCTTACCCGCACCAACTGGCGCCAAGATCATGGCGCGGTCATGCTCAAAGAGAAAGTCAGCGGCTGTCTCTTGATACGGTCGTAATGAAACCATCAACTTGTTCCTTAGTCCATAAACACGCGTAGTTTTGATTCAACAACGCCATCTCTGTCTGAAATAGTTTTTGCAGTTCTGACAATCTGCCGCCTTTGGTTTTCAATTCCACAAACCAAGTCTGGCCATCGGGTAAACACGCAATGCGATCAGCTACACCTTTGCGTCCGGGAGATGTAAACTTCCAAGTCCGGCCACCAATGCGCTGCACCGCCCAATCAAAATAAACTTCAATTTCTTTTTCTCTCATGTTGCAAAGTATACATGTAAAAAAGATTTGCACAACAATATTTTCTGTGCTAACATTCAAGTTCAATTCAATAAAGGAAAGTATGCTTCACTCAAATATCGTCGGCGGCTCTACAGCCAAGCGCGTCATCAACTGCCCCGGTAGTGTGGCGCTGGTGCAGAAAATGCCGCCAAGACCTTCTAACAAATACGCTGACGAAGGCACACTACTACACAACGTCATGGCCGAACTCATCATGGGCGATGAAGCCCCTGAGCATTACCTTGGCGCGCGTTACGAAGACCAAGTTCTGACGCAAGAATTGATTGACACAAAAATCAAACCGGCATTGGAGGCATTAGATGCAATCGATCCTGAACGAATCATGGAAATCGAGGCCGAGACAAGCGTCAATTTTGGTGACTTGCTTGACGGTGTTTTTGGGTCTACTGACCTTATCGGTCGTATTGGCTCTCGTGCCGTTGTACTCGATTGGAAGTTCGGTGACGGCGTTATGGTCGAGGTTGAGGAAAACCCGCAACTGATGTTCTACGCGGCGGCGGCCATGCGCACGCCAGATGCGCAGTGGGCATTTGAGGGCGTCACTGAGATTGAGTGCGTCATTGTTCAGCCGCCTGAAGTGCGCCGCTGGGTAACAACGCCTGAGCGCATTGCCAAGTTTGAACTGGAACTGGTGCAGGCCGTTAAGCAAGCAGAGAAGCCAAACGCCAAGTTGGCTGTGGGCGATCACTGCAAGTGGTGCGCAGCCAAGCCCATTTGCCCCAAGATGACCGGCGCTGCCGACCGCGCATTGAAGGTGCAGATTGAAGCATTGCCAGCGCCGCAGATCAGCGACTATCTTAAGACCGCTGACATGCTGGAAGACTGGATCAAAGACTTGCGCGCCCTTGCATTGCAGATGCTTGAGTCTGGCGCCAAGTTGCCCGAATACAAACTGGTGGCCAAGCGTGCTATCCGGTCATGGTCAGACGACGAAAAAGCAAAGATCGCTTTGTTTGCGTATGGCCTCACAGAATCTGAAGTGATGGAGACAACTGTCGTCTCCCCCGCCAAGGCCGAGAAGGCGCTTAAAAAACGCAAGCTCGGCCTACCGGAAGACTTAGTCGTCGCCATCTCGTCAGGTAACACTTTGGCAACCGTGGATGACCCACGACCCGAAGTGATGCTCTTGGGCAAGCAATTAAGCTCTGCCCTTTCTAAACTACAGTAAGGAAAAATCATGTCAAATTTAGTAACCTTCTCTCAAGCTAATCTACCCGCTGTTTCTACTTTGTCCAGCGCTTTGCGTTCGATCCAAGCCGAAGTTGGCCCGTCTGGTGTTGTCATCATCAAGATGGACAAGACCGGTCACTGGGTCTTTGGCGCAGATCAAACCGAAGTCGAAGACGACGCTATCTGGGCAGTCAACCCTTTCTCATTTGTGCATGGTTTCATCGCTTGGGGCGATGGCGAAGTGCTGGGCGAGAAGATGACAAGCGTGAGCAACCCACTGCCTGAGTTGGATGAGGCGCCGCCCCAAGCCAAGAAGGGCTGGGAGACTCAAGTCGGCATGTCCATCAAGTGCCTGACAGGCGAAGACAAGGGCATGGAAGCGCGGTTCACCACCACGTCAGTGGGCGGCAAACGTGCGGTTCAAACCTTGGCCGTGGCTCTGGCCGAGCAGGTCGAGAAAGACCAAACCAAGCCAGTGCCAATCGTGCGTCTGAAGAAAGACCACTACGCTCACAAGTCCTATGGCAAGATTTACACGCCAGTGTTTGAAGTTGTTGAGTGGGTAAGCATGGACGGTGAAAAGCCCAAGGCCGATGAGCCAGCATGGCCAACTGCCGAACAGGAAGCTGCTAAAGCGCCTGCCCGCCGCCGCCGTAGCGCTTAACTTTCTGAAGCCCCGTGACAGGGGGCTTTGGAAAGGAGACGCCAATGCTTTGGTTAGATTTCGAGACACGTAGTACGTGTGACCTACGCGCCAAGGGCGTGTACAACTACGCGCAAGATGCAAGCACCGATGTGTTGTGTATGTCCTATGCGTTTGACGATGAGGACGTGGTGACGTGGACGCCTGCCGAGCCATTCCCCGAGCGCGTGCGCAACTACACCGGCCAGATCAGGGCGCACAACGCAGCGTTTGAGCGCTTGATTTTTTGGTACGTGTTGCAGATCGACTTTAAATTGGATCAATTTTATTGCACTGCAACACAAGCCCGCGCTAATTGTGCGCCTGGCAGTCTGGAGGACGTTGGCCGCTTTGCTGGCGCGTCTATGAAGAAAGATCACAGAGGCGCGCAACTAATCCGCTTGATGTGCGTGCCACCATTCAAAGACTCGCCAGAACTCATGGCCGAGATGATTAAGTATTGTGAACAGGACGTGCGCGCCATGCGTGCAATCAGCAAGGGCATGCGTGACCTTAGCGATGAGGAACTGCTGGACTATCACGTCAACGAGCAGATCAACGACCGAGGCGTGCTGATTGACGTGCCGTTATGCCACGCCGCAGTCAAGTACGCCTCAGACGAGCTTGTTGAGATTGAGCAGATCGTGCAAGAAGTCACCGGCGGCGCTATTGCCAGCGTCAGGTCGCCCCGCATGCGTGAGTGGGTGCTTGAGCGTGTGGGCGATGAGGCCAAGAAGCTGATGGAAAAAGACGGCAAATATTCCATCGACAAAACTGTTAGAGCTAATCTTTTACTAATGGAGAACCCCGATGAAGTTCCAGCCGACGTCCAAGAAGTCATCCAATGCGCCGACGACCTATGGGCGTCGTCGGTTGCAAAATTTAGCCGCCTCGCGCAACTTGCAGACGTGGAGGATCAGAGAGTTCGAGGCGCGTTTGTGTTTGCTGGAGGCTCAGCTACAGGCCGTGCATCTAGCTATGGCGCCCAGGTTCACAACTTTACCCGCAGATGCGCCGAAGAACCCGACGATGTCCGTCACGCAATGGTGCGAGGCCATGCAATCGTGCCAAGGTATGGAAAGCGCGTTACCGATGTTCTTAAAGGAATGCTCAGACCTGCAATCGTCCCCGCCGAGGGCAAGCACCTTGTCGTCGCAGACTGGGCAGCTATCGAAGCCCGAGTTAACCCTTGGCTCTCGGGCCGAGGTCAAAACAAATTGGATCTCTTTAAATCAGGCGAAGACGTTTACAAAGTTAACGCCGCCGCAACATTCAACATTCGCGTCGATGACGTCAGCAAGGATCAGCGCCAAATCGGAAAGGTACAGGAACTTGCGTGTGGGTTTGCTGGAGGCGTTGGTGCATTTGCTGCCATGGGCCGCGCTTACGGCATTAGTCTTCCAGAGCCTGTGGCCAAGCGAATGGTTGATGGCTGGCGCCGTGCTAATCCTTGGAGCGTACCTTACTGGTCGGCTTTAGAGGAATCCTATACCCGCGCCATGCGCAACAAGGGGCGTGAGTTTAAGGCTGGCCGTATAACATATTTATACGATGGCCTGCACCTGTGGTATGCCCTACCGTCAGGGCGCATTTTGTGCTACCCCTATGCCAAACTGGAATCAGAGGGCGTCAGTTATGCCAAAGCGGCATGGAAGCCAGCGCAAGACGCAAAAGAATGGCCTAGAGCAAGGCTTTGGAAAGGCTTGGCATGTGAAAATGTAACGCAGGCAGTGGCCAACGATTTGCTTCGCCACGCCCTGCGCCAACTCGACGACGTTGTGCTGCATGTGCATGATGAAATTGTGCTTGAAACCTCTGACCCTGATGCAGAACAAAATCTAAAACGTGTGATGTGTAACCCTCCAGCATGGGCAGATGGCTTACCCTTGAACGCTGAAGTTGAAACTATGAAAAGGTATGGCAAATGAACTTTCTTGAATTTTTAATTTCCTTGGCGCCCGAGGGTGAGACTGCGCTGATCGTGCGTCAAAAGCCCATCGGCAAAGAACTGCAATTCCATGCAGACGGCGCGATCAAATGTACTTGGCCGGCTATGTTGCCTACCGCACGCATCAAGTCCGATTGGGCAATCTACGGCAACACGGCCAGCTTTATCATCGACCGCTTTAAAGATGGCCACGTCAGCGCCAGCGCCGCCAACTGTGAGTATGTGCTTGTGATGGTGCTAGATGACGTGGGCACCAAGGCCGCCATCCCGCCACTTGAGCCGACGTGGAAGATTGAAACCTCAGAGGGTTCATTTCAATGGGGCTACGCCTTTTCGGAACAGCCCACAAAAGCCGATTTTTCAGCGGCCATCAAAGCAATTGCCGATGCCGGTTTTACTGACGCTGGCGCAATCAATGCCGTGCGTAACTTCCGCCTGCCTGGCTCGATCAACTTGAAGCCAGGTCGTGAGAGTTTTGCCGCCAAGCTGGTGGAGTTTCACCCATCGCGTGACTTTACGCTCGACCAAATTTGCACTGCCCTTGACGTGGTGCCTGCGCCTGCTGACTCAGTGGGCGTGCGCCCTATCCGTTTGTCAGACGATGGCGCAGATGATGTGATGGCGTGGCTCAGCGGCCAAGGTCTGCTATTGTCTAAACCCAATCAAGAGGGCTGGGCTGGCGTGATCTGCCCCAACTCAGCCGAGCATACGGACGGCAACCCTGAAGGCCGCTACATGCCCGCCAACCGCGCCTACTGCTGCCTGCACAGCCACTGTGTTGAGTTTGGCTCGTCGCTGTTTTTGCAATGGGTGTCAGACAACGGCGGCCCCAAGCATGCGCCCGGCCTACGTGAGGAACTTTTGGCCTCGGCTATGGATGTGGCCTTATCCAAACTGACGCCTAATGAGGCTTACCCTGACGCGGCTGCGGCCATCATTGCCGAGGTCGAGCGTAAGGAACTAGGGCGCATTGAAAAAGATGGCTGGTGGGATCGTTTTGCGTACATCCAAGACGATGACGCTTACTTTGATATGCAAGATCGCCGTGAAATTGGGCGCGGGACATTTAACGCCTTGTTTCGTCACCTTAACTGCCGGTCAATCAACAACGTCAAACGCAAGATTGAAGCGTCTGTTTGTTTCGATGAAAACAGACAAGCCAAAGGTGCAAAAACCCTTGTGGGTGTAACTTACGCCCCCGGCGAGACGATTCTTTGCGCCCGTGAGGGTTTGGTTTATGGCAATCGCTGGCGCGACGCCCGCCCATCCGTGGCTAAGAGTGTTGATCCTACGCCGTGGCTTGACCACGTTGAGCGCATGATTCCTGACGATATTGAGCGTGAGCATGTTTTGAACGTGATGGCCTTCAAAGTGCAAAACGCAAACGTCAAGGTCAATCACGCCGTGCTACATGGCGGTCACCCAGGCTCAGGCAAGGACACCATGTGGGCGCCGTTCTTTTGGGCAATCGGTGGCAACTCGCTTGCCAACGTCAAGAAGCTGGACAACAAAGACTTGTCAACCCCTTGGGGCTATCACCTTGAGTGTGAGGTGCTCATCATCAACGAGCTGCGCCAGCCCGAGGCGTCAGACCGGCGCGCGCTTGAGAACAGTCTGAAGCCCGTGATCGCCGCCCCGCCTGAGTTTTTGTCTATTCAGCGCAAGGGTCTAGCACCTTATGAGGCGGTAAACCGTCTGCAAGTGGTGGCGTTCTCGAATGAGCGCATGGCGATCACTATTCCCTCGAATGACCGCCGGTGGTTCGTTTTGTGGTCTAACGCCGTTTGCATGGATTCTGAGGCCGCCGCCCGCATGTGGGAGTGGTACAAGTCCGGCGGGTTTGCGGCGGTGGCGGCGTGGCTCGCGTCCCGTGACGTCTCCGCATTTAACGCCGGTGCTGCGCCTCCCATGACTGAGGCCAAGGCCATCATGGTTGAGACGGGCATGAGTGGTGCTGAGTCGTTCCTTGTCGAGATGATGCGCTCGCGTATCGGTGAGTTTGCCTCCGGCGTGCTCGGTGGCCCTTGGCAGTCGGTTTGCGACCGCCTGACTGGGCAAGCCCCTACGGGTATGAAATTGCCCGTTGCGGCCTTGTTGCATGCGTTCCGTGAGGCCGGATGGATTGACATGGGTCTGCTCAAGTCGCGGGCGAATACCACAAAGAAGCACATTTACTGCGCGCCTGACATGGTCAACCGTGGCAAGTCAGAATTGAGAGACGCGGTGCAGTCAATGCCTGAGTCTAAAATCGCGTCTTTGGTTCGCTTGGTCAAATAAAAAAAGCCCCTATTTCTAGGGGCTTTGAACTTCTATAGATCAAGAAGGATGGCAACTAACGCCGCCAGTATAAGCGAGAATAATAAAATCATCGCATCATGGCCTCCATCGCACCCCTATTAAGCAATCGGCGCGCCTCCGCGCCTTCGGCCTGCGCTTGTTTGTATTCGTAATCTTCGGCCTTGCCTAGTTCGTAGCGATAACCTAAGTCAACGTAATAATGCTCGGTATAGGTCAACGGCCTAAAAGGCGCGAGCGCCTCCGCTATGGTCTGGTTCATTTAAGCGCTTCCGTCAAGATACATTGAGCCGTGTCAATGTCGCCCGCCTTGAGCGCGTCAAGGGCTTGCACAATGGCCTGCTTAGGCGTGATCTTGCGCGCCTTGATTGTGGGCACATAATCCGCGTCTAATTCCTCCAAAACCTCGGGCGTGCTGCCGTCGTACATGGTCGGCGCCTGGTCATAGTTGGCACATGTGTGGCCACACTCAAGCATGCGGCGGCGGTCGTTTAACCTAATATATGCCTGCAAATAATCGGCGGTCGTCATGGCTGGCGACCACTTGGGATAGTCGCGCTTTTCGTTAACCGCTTTGGCCTTTGGCGGCTTGTCCATTGCTGCGCGATATGCGGCGGCGTTTTCAGGCTTGCATTTTACGGTTATGCCGTGATGTTCAAAAGTGATCATGCTACGGCCTCCGCGTTCATAAGGTTGCGCCGGGCGGCTTTGTGCGTTGCCCGGTTCAATAAGCGCGCAACGGCGCCCCGGTATTCAGTGGGCCAATACTGACCCACGCAGTAATCAAGATCAAAGCCACCCGCCGTGCGTTCAAGGGTCAACCGTTCGCCCCGGCTGCACTCAACCAGATCGTCATCCGTAACGCCCGCATAATAGGCGGCAAGAATGGCCTCACGTACGCGGCGCAGATCGTTTGTGATGCTGCGCGCTTCGCTAAAATAAGCCGCGCGCCCATCCTTATCTTGCCAGTCACGGCAATAATCGCGGAAATCAAGCCCCGGATTTTTTGCGGCGTAGGCGGCGAGCATGCGGAGGGCTTGCGGCTGGGTGCTAACGTCAACCCATGACGGGAAAAGAGAGAGAGTACGTTTGTTCATGTTATTTCACCAAAATGTCAAAGTAGGCCAACGCGCCCACGGTTAATAAAAGGCCGATAAGCACGGCGGTAAGAATGTCATAAATAGCGTGTTTCATTTATTTAGCCCTTGCAAATATTTGAGAATGGGAACCGCCTCATAGCGCGCGGTGTTGATCTTGGCAATGATTGAGGCTTGAAACGTCTCAAACAAGGCCGCGCCGGTTTGTTTGTCAATAATGACCCATGATGCGGTTTTCATAACTTACGGCCTCCAGATTGAAAACGCGCCGTTATATTCGCGCCATGCGGTAACGGGTAACGCTAACGCGTGCCATGTGCCCGCGCATTGACGCAAAACGCAAATTGTGCCTTTAGGGTGTCCCGCGTTGAAATAAGTCATACAGTCACCCCCTCGATCGCGGGCGAATCGGTACAGATGCACGCGACGCGTTGACCATTATCTAATGCGCGCGCGATCAAATTGCGCCCAGTATGTGTGAAACTTTCCACGCGCATGGCGCGCCCTTGAACTTGGATAACTTGGCCAATTTTGTATTGAGCCTTAGGGATAAAAGCGAATCGCATAATGTTCCTTTACTGTAGTTTAGGTTTTACCGCGTTTTGTCGCGCGGTGAATGTATTGTAAGAGATTCTTTTACACTGTCAAGCACTATTTAGCATGTATGCGCATTTTGCATAAAGTGTGTGTTAATGTGTATTTGCGTGGGTAGTGAAAACGTACCTCAATGACTCACGCGGGAAGCCATGTGCAATAAGGCTTTTTGCTTGTTGTGTGTCAATGTGAGTTATGTTTTTCTAATAACTAAAAAAAATATATGTGTGTAAGTTTGTGTAAAGTACGCCGTTCTGGGCGCGCTTGAAAGTACCGCCCACGACTGCCCACATGACCCACAAACCGCGTGCACAAAGTTCGTGCCTTTTCCGCGTGAGTCATGGTGAGTCATAAAAAGGGAATGACCCACAATGACTCACAAAGCATAACGGCGCGCAAAACCATGCAGCACAATGTTGCAGTGCAACATGACCGCACAAACCATGGCACACAATGACCCACCGGCCAAAATGACCAGGAGGCCGAGGGGGAGGGGGTAGGGCCGGCGGCAAAGGGCCAGCAGAAACGTACGGATCGTGAACAATTTTTTTTAGCTACAAAATTTTTTTTCTTGTAGAATAAAAGCACTCGCAAACGCGCAGGAGAACACATGTTCCATTCGATTCCATTTACACCGCGCAAGGTCGAAGCGACAGAGTCGCGCTTGAAAGCGGTGTACGACGCCGCCAAACTTGGCCTTAAAGGCGACACCTTAGCGCTTGCCGCTGGCATGTTGCCCACCGAATACCGACAACTTACGCAACTTGACCCCGTCGTTGAGATGGCTGCGCAAAAAGGCAAAGCCGACGGTGAGATAGAAATGGCCAACATCATGCGCAAGGCGGCGCTAGATGGCGACGCCAAGATGGCGTTAGAAGTCTTAAAGCACCAGCACGGCTGGGTGGCCAAGCAAGCCATATCTGTCGAGGTAGATCAGCGCATATCCATCACAGGCGCGCTGGCCGAGGCACAGAAGCGCGTATTAGACGTAACAGACGTAGAAGCCAAACACCATGCAATCGACCATATACAGCGCTGAAGACGAGCAAGAACTAATGGCGCGTTTATGGGCGCCAGCCATCAAGGACAACCCGTTAGCGTTTGTAATGTTTGCGTTTCCTTGGGGTCAGCCTGGCACACCGCTGGAACATTTCAAAGGCCCACGCAAATGGCAGCGTGAAGTCTTGCAACAAATTACAGACCACATCAAACAGAATCAAGGCAAGCTAGACTTTAATACCCTCAGACATGCCGTGTCATCTGGCCGTGGTATTGGTAAGTCAGCCTTAGTGTCATGGATCACAATCTGGATGCTGACCACGCGGATTGGCTCGACGACCATCATCTCGGCCAACAGTGAGTCTCAATTGCGAAGTGTCACTTGGGCCGAGATTACCAAATGGTTAGCAACTGCTATCAACAGCCATTGGTTTGAGGTGTCGGCCACCCGCGTGATGCCCGCCAAGTGGCTCACGGAATTAGTCGAGCGTGATCTCAAGAAAGGCACCAGATATTGGGGCGTCGAAGGGCGCTTGTGGTCAGCAGAGAACCCAGATGCGTACGCGGGCGTCCACAACTTTGACGGTGTGTTGGTGGTGTTTGACGAGGCCAGCGGTATTGACGACTCAATTTGGGCGGTGACGTCTGGCTTCTTTACAGAGAACACGCCCAACAGGTTTTGGATGGCGTTCTCTAACCCACGGCGCAACACGGGGTACTTTTACGAAGCGTTTAATTCCAAGCGGGAGTTTTGGGTAACCAAGGTGGTGGACGCCCGAACGGTTGAAGGCACGGACAAGCAGACGTATCAGCAGATCATTGACGAATACGGCCCTGACTCATCACAGGCGCACGTCGAGGTGTACGGTCAATTTCCGTCTGAAGGCGACGATCAATTCATTTCGGTCAGTTTGGTAGACGACGCAATGAAGCGACCTAAGTATCAGGATCAGTCAGCACCCATAGTGATCGGCGTTGACCCCGCGCGGTTTGGTGCAGACGCAACAGTCATCGCTGTGCGGCAAGGTCGGGACATTATTAGCATCCAGCGCCATAGAGGCGACGACACCATGACGGTGGTTGGCCATGTGATCGAGGCTATCGAGCAGTATCGGCCTACGCTAGTGGTGATTGACGAAGGCGGCTTGGGTGCAGGTATTGTTGACCGTTTGAAAGAGCAAAGGTACAAAGTTAAAGGTGTCAACTTTGGCAATAAATCGACAAATCCGATCATGTATGGCAACAAAAGGGCCGAAATGTGGGGGAAAATGAAGGATTGGTTGAAAACTGCTTCGATCCCGCTTGACAGGTTTCTTAAAACTGATTTAATTTCGCCTATGATGAAACCCGACTCTAAGGGTACGATATTTTTGGAGTCAAAAAAGGACATGAAATCGCGCGGGTTAGCCTCTCCAGACGCGGCTGACGCGATCTGCGTGACTTTTGCCTTTGCCGTAGCCCACCGCGAGGCGCGTGAATCCACGCAGCGCCGAGCGTACAGTGACAGAGGCGTGGTTGCAACTTCTTGGATGGGATCATGACGAAGAAATCAGTATCACTGTCAGTCGGACGCGGCGAAAAGTTGCCGGTCAGCAAGGGCGCTGGCTTGACGGCCAAAGGGCGTGAGAAGTACAACCGCGAGACTGGCTCAAACCTTAAAGCGCCAGCGCCTAACCCTAAAACCAAGGCAGACCAAGGTCGCAAGGATTCATTTTGTGCAAGGATGGGCGCTGTAGCGGCCAACGCCAAGGACGGCGAACGCGCTAAAGCAGCTCTTAAACGATGGAAATGTTGATATGGCTACCAAACCCGGACTCTATGCAAATATTCACGCAAAACAGGCTCGTATAGCCGCTGGCAGCAAAGAAAAAATGCGCCAGCCAGGCGCCAAAGGCGCACCAACAGCCAAAGACTTTAAAGAGTCTGCTAAAACTGCAAAGAAGAAATGAAAGCACTGCAAGACTGCATCATCATTGAGCGCGATGTGGACAAGCACCCCTTGTTTGTATTGCCTCAGACTGAGAAGCTAGGCACTGGCATTGCAATTTCGATTGGCCCAAAATGCCTAGACATCAAAGTTGGTGACCATGTATACTTCGATGTAGGGCAAGAATTTAAGCAGGATGGCAAAGATTATGTCATCATGCGTGAGCCTCACATTTTAGGGGTTTTGGAATGAATGATCCTACTGGTATTGTTGCGGCGGCTAACGTAGCTGCTGGCGGTAAGCCTAAAAAGAGTGCTTCAGATATATTGACAACCGCCCGTGCGCGGTTGGACATGGCTGTCTCCGCGTTGGCCGAGAGCCGCGAAGATGAGATAGATGATCTGCGCTTTTATGCTGGATCGCCTGACAATCACTGGCAGTGGCCTGCTGACGTATTGGCCACCCGTGGCGCGGTGCAAGGTCAAACGATTAACGCCCGCCCAACACTCACAATTAACAAACTGCCGCAACACGTTCGTCAAGTGACGAATGACATGCGTCAGAACCGCCCAGGCGCGAAGGTCATCCCTGTGGATGACAATGCTGACGTGGAAGTGGCTGACATCTTCAACGGCATGATTCGCCACATTGAGTACATCTCTGACGCTGACGTGGCATACGACACGGCTTGCGAGAATCAGGTGTCTTACGGCGAAGGCTACATTACCTTGATGACCGAATATTGTGACGAAAACACATTCGATCAGGACATCAAGATTGGCCGTGTTCGCAATTCTTTCTCGGTCTACATGGATCCTTTGATCCAAGATCCAACGGGTGCGGATGCCACGTATTGTTTTATTACCGAAGACCTGACCAAAGCAGAATATGAGCGCCAGTATCCTGATGCCGCGCCTATCTCTACCTTGCAATCCCTTGGTGTGGGTGATCAGTCAATCAGCAATTGGCTCAATGAAGACACTGTGCGCATTGCTGGGTACTACTACATTGACTATGACCAGACAACTTTAAATCTGTACCCAGGCAATCAGACTGCATTTGAAGGCACGCCGGAAGACAAGGTTTTGCGGTTGCAATTTGGCAAACCCAAGCGCAGCCGTGAGTCTGACCGCCCACGGGTTAAGTATTGCAAGATCAATGGGTATGAAATTCTTGAAGAAAAAGAATGGGCTGGCAAATGGATTCCTGTGATCCGTGTTGTTGGTAACGAGTTTGAGGTCGATGGCCGTTTGTATGTCTCCGGCCTTGTGCGTAACGCCAAGGATGCCCAGCGCATGTACAACTATTGGGTGAGCCAAGAAGCTGAAATGTTGGCTCTGGCGCCCAAAGCTCCTTTTATTGGCTATGGTGGCCAGTTCGAGGGCTATGAGGACAAGTGGAAAACTGCTAACACAAATAATTGGCCATATCTAGAGGTAAACCCTGATGTGACTGATGGCCAAGGTGCGGTGTTGCCGATACCCCAACGCGCCCAACCGCCAATGGCTTCTAGTGGATTGCTCCAAGCCAAGGCTGGCGCATCTGAGGACATCAAGTCTACAACTGGCCAATACAATGCTTCGCTTGGTATTGGCGGCAATGAAAGAAGCGGTAAAGCCATTCTGGCTCGTCAGCGCGAGGGTGATGTTGGCACATACCACTATGGCGACAACCTGACACGCGCTGTGCGCCACGTTGCCCGTCAACTGGTGGATTTGATCCCCAAGATTTACGACACCCAGCGCATTGCTCGCATCATTGGTGAAGATGGCGAGACTAAGATGGTCAAGATCAACCCAGAGCAGCCGCAACCTGTTAACAAGATTGTGGATCAGGCCGGTATTGTGATTGAGAAGATCTACAATCCAGGCGTGGGCAAGTACGATGTGGTGGCTACCACTGGCCCAGGCTATGCAACCAAACGCCAAGCGGCATTGGAAGCCATGGCTCAACTCTTACAGGGTAATCCCCAACTGTGGGCTGTGGCTGGCGACTTGTTTGTTAAGAACATGGACTGGCCTGGTGCGCAGGAGATGGCCAAGCGTTTTGCCAAGACCATTGATCCCAAGTTCTTGTCTGATGGTGACGAAGATCCAGCATTGCAGGCCGCACAGCAACAGATTCAGGCCATGGGTCAAGAGATGGAGCAGATGTACCAAATGATCCAGAATGTTGGCAAGTCTATTGAAGTGCAAGACATGGAGCGCAAAGACTTTGAGGCTCAGATTAAACTTTATGATGCTGAGACTAAACGCATTGCCGCTGTGCAGGCGGGCATGAGCGAAGAACAGATCCAAGATATTGCCATGGGTGTTGTTGCTGCGGCCATGGAGTCGCAAAACACAATGAACCAGATGCCTGAAATGCGCGAGGAATCCATGCCTATGGAGATGATGCCTCCTTCGCAAGAGATGATGCCACCACAAGGAATGCCACAATGAAAGCAAATGAATTTTTAGGTTTGTTGTTCTTGGCTCGGGATGTTGCACATTCCGTGCATTTGAACACTCGCAGCTTTAGCAAGCACGAAGCGCTCAATATCTTCTATAACCGCATCATTGGTGCGGCTGATGACTTTGCCGAAGCCTACCAAGGCCGGTACGGTCTGATTGGCCCAATTACCTTGAATTCAGCTAAGAAGACGGCTAACATCACTGAATTCTTGCAAGATTCTCTTGCTGAAATTGAAGCCGCAAGATACGATGTGGCTGATAAATCTGATTCATCACTGCAACAATTGATAGATAATATCGTTGAGATATATCTTCGCACGCTGTACAAGCTCAAATTCTTGGCATAAGGAAATATGATGGAACTACTTAACCCGATGAGCAAAGCGGATTTCCCCGCTTTTACTGCAACAGCCGGTGCAAGCGCAGGCAACACAACCGCATGGAACGCTGGCCCTCAAGGCGTTTTGGTTTGGTGCGAGGTGCCTTGCTACGTTGAAGTCGGTGTGGGCGCTGTTGCCACCAGCGCCAGCACACCAATTCCAGCTTACACGCCAATCCCTTTTGTTCTGACACTCAGTTCAAACGGCTCCCCTTGGCGGGTCAGTGTGATACGAATTGGTAGCACAGATGGCACTGCGTACTGCAAACCAATTAACAAGCAATGAGTTTTGGTGTCGCCCTTCGCAATTCGGTGGCCATTGGCCTAGCCGGTATTGTCACGCTGTTTTCAGGCACACGCGACAGTGGCGCGTCAGTAGGCAACCTTCTCACCGAGTCTGGCGACAATCTCGTCCAAGAGGACGGTGGACAAATTCTTTTGGAGTGACCTAAATGGCCGTCAATCTTTCCGCGCTGGCTGGTGCCGGTCAACAGTTTTTTGACAACAACGGCGACCCATTGACTGGTGGCAAGTTGTATAGTTACGAAGCTGGAACAACTACGCCACAAGTTACATATACCAGTGTTAGTGGTGCAACGGCGCACACAAACCCAATTGTTTTAAATTCTGCTGGCCGTGTGGCAACAGGTGAAATTTGGTTGACGGCTGGTCAAAACTACAAGTTTGTGTTGAAAACGTCAGTTGACGTGACAATTGCAACTTGGGACAATATTACGGGCATTAACGGTACTGGTATTACATCAAACGCCGTCAATGTTGAATACGACCCACCGTTTACCGGGGCTGTAACAAATAACTATACGGTACAAGACAAACTGGCGCAGACTATCAGCGTCATGGATTTTGGAGCTGCGGGTGACGGAGTAACTGACGACACGGCAGCATTTGCGGCGGCTGTTAGCTACATCGTCTCTCAAGGCGGTGGTACTTTGTACATGCCACACGCTCAATATCTTTTGAATGGCACTACGGGTGCTGATGGAATAGTCAACGGCATAGTTTTGCCATTCACGGGCGGTTCTGACACTGGGGCAACCGCAATAAGCGTTAACCTGATTGGCGCTGATCGTGACACTACACTCTTGGCTGGCACGAACAATATGATCGTGGTCAGATGCTCGACTAGCTACTCGGAAATTGGCAGTTTTCAAATTCTTGCAAACAGTAAGACTGGGGTTCAGGGCATTGCGTTGATTCCTGAAAACACCACAACTCCCAATTTAAATTCTCAACAGTCGTTCAACACCGTGCGTGACTTCTACATCAGCGCGTGTGCTGAAGGTGTTGTTTTGCAATGCGGTGGCAATGGTGGGGCGTACTACAACCAAATCGGCCCCGGTCATGTTCACGGAAGTAGTTTAAGCGGCACCCGTGGTGTGTGGCTGAAATCTGGCGTAGGCACCGGAACCCCTAGCAACGCAAACCGGAATCACTTCATCAGCGTTCGAGTGGGGTTTGCCAACACTGGTTTTGAAGTGGAGTCAGGCGATACCAACAGATTTACGGGTTGTGCGGTAGAGGGTATTCTGGCAGGCACAAGTCCGAACGCAACTCCAACTGGCGTGAAAGTGTTGGCTGTCGATCTTAATGGTCGAGGCAATCAAGGCTGCACATTTTTTGGCTTTGTAGCCGAATCATGTACCAGAGATGCCGAAATCCTTGACCCGCGCACATCGTTTTTTGGGTTTGTTCTTGACGCATCAAAAACAATTCTTGCCGCTGATTTTGTTTCTGGACAAAACGGCACAATGATTGGGTCTTACGATGTAACAGTTTTCCCCAACATTTATGCTGGTACTCTTGAATACGGCAGTCAACTGCCTGCCGGAATCGGTGCTTATGAGTTTGGTTCTAACCGAACAAACTTGGAGTATTTTGATAAAGGTTACAAATACAAATCCTTTGCACTATCAACATCAAATGTCACAGGTGTAAATTCAATTGGCGAGTCAAAAAGTTATTACACAAAACTCGCCAACATGGTGGATTGGTCATTCAGATTTGACTTCAACCCCACATCGTCAAGTGTTGTGCTAACCATCCCGTTGCCTGTTACTGCGTTTTTGCAAGCATACGCAACACTTAACACAATCAACCCGTTTACATTTTTGGTTCGGTTGAGCGCAGGCGCATCGGAAGTTGTCGGGTTTGCAGAAGTAAATTGGGAATCTCCTGCGGGTACGTTCTTGAAAATTCGATTGCCTGCGGGAACAACGTGGGATACGTCTGCGGGTAACAACAACCGCATTGATTGTGCAATTCGCTATCGTGCTGCATAACAACAGCAATTTAACAAAGGAAAATTGACATGGCCGATTTAAAAATTTCCCAACTTTCTTCAGCAACACTCCCACTTGCAGGGACTGAAGTTTTACCAATTGTTCAATCTGGTGCTACAACAAAAGTACCCACAGACGATCTGACGGTTAGAAACATCAGATCAAACGCCAGTACAGGTATTTTGCAAATGACTGGGCCTGCTGCTGGTAGCACTCGGGTCATGACTGTACCGAATGCCAATTTCACTGCTGCAAGAACCGATGCTGCGCAAACTTTTACAGGTACGCAAAGTTTTGGAACAATGGACACAACTGGCTTGCGAACCAGCACGTCAAACGGAACTATTTTGACGTTTGCCGGGTATTTGGGCTTGGTTCCTGCAAATGGAAATACTAAAACTCTTACCATTACATTCGATAGTGCGCTAGGTACAAATTCTGATGCGCAGATGTTAGTTGATACAACTCTGTTTGGCGATTACAACAATTGGGACGCTCGTGGCGTAAAACAAATAGTTTCTACTTTTACAATTCCTGCCGCCAAAACAACAATTACAAATACAGGTGATGTAACAGGGGTATCAACGGCTACGGGAATCGGCGGCGTTGGTGTGTTTACTCGAACTGGTGCAACTTCATCTACCTCGGCAATGACCGTTGTGTACACATTTAACGCTGCAAGCGCAACAGGCTCTTATATTGCGTATAGAGTATCTGTTGTTTTAAATTGTGTAACAGCAGCAGACTCGCGTAAATTCACATTGTCTTGGTCATAATAGGAGTTAAATCATGGAATTTTCAATCAAACCCACGAAGCTGCATTTTGAAACAATCAGTAATCTACCAAAAGTTGTTCGCAAGGTGGAGTATTCGATCATTGCGGTGGACGGTGCAGACAAAGTTCAATCCGAACATACAGCACACGTAGGCGCTTTAGACACATCGAAATTCATCAAGTTTGATGATTTGACTGAAGCCGCCGTAATCGGATGGATCAAGGATGGCATTGGCGATTACTATGGCGTTCTGTGCAATCACCTATCCGATCAAATCCAAGAAATGAAAACCAATACGAATGGTTCAGAAACCCCTCCTTGGCTGTCTTAACAAGCGTCTTCTTAGCGCATAATCTAGGAACTGTATCGGCCCAGTAGACCGAGGAATCCAAGGATTCATAAAAAATGACTCAAGAAGTCCAAGCCCTAGCGGAAGTAGACTCCGCGCCAACCACGGATGTGACGGCCACACCTGAAGTTGTTGAAAGTACGCCGGAAGTAGCTGAAACACAGCCAAGCAAGACATTCTCGCAAGAGGAACTTGATGCTGCTATTGGCAAACGCCTCGCAAGAGAGCAACGTAAGTGGGAAAGAGAACAAGCAAATCGGTCTGCGGAAACGCAAATCGTGAGAGCTGCACCAACTGCATCCGTTGATCAATTTGAAAGCCCTGAGCATTATGCGGAAGCATTGGCTTACCAAAAGGCAGAAGAATTGATCGCCAAACGTGAAGCGGCCAAGCAGCAATCGGCTGTTCTTGAGAGTTATCACGATCGTGAAGAAGAAGCTCGGACTAAGTACGACGACTTTGAACAAGTCGCCTACAACCCCAAGCTACCAATCACAAACGTGATGGCAGAAACGATCCAGTCTTCGGACGTTGGGCCAGAGTTAGCGTACTATCTCGGCTCTAATCCAAAAGAAGCAGATCGCATCTCACGCATGTCGCCATTGAGCCAGGCGAAGGAAATTGGGAAAATTGAAGCCAAATTGGTTTCTTCGCCCCCAGTTAAGAGAACAACATCTGCGCCAGCGCCGATTTCTCTTGTCACCGCACGCTCCAATGGAGTGTCGGCTTATGACACTACTGATCCACGGTCTACCAAGTCCATGAACGCATCAGAGTGGATTGAGGCCGAGCGCAAACGACAAGTGAAGAAGTGGGAAGCGCAGAACCGCTAAAACTTTGACTTTTTTAAAAGGAATTTATCATGAGTAATTCAATCCTAACGATTGACATGATCACACGTAAGTCTCTCGAAATCCTCGAGAACAACCTTGTGATCACCCGTAACGTGAACCGCCAGTATGACGACAGCTTCGCTGTTGAAGGTGCTAAGATCGGTTCAACCCTGCGTATCCGTTTACCTGACCGCGCTCTGGTAACTGACGGCGCCGCCTTGCAAGTGCAAGACGACAACGAGCAGTTCACCACTTTGACCGTTGCCAGCCAAAAGCACATCGGTGTCAACTTCACATCTGCTGAATTGACCATGCAATTGGATGACTTCGCAGAGCGTGTGTTAAAGCCTCGTATCAGCCAGTTGGCATCTTCCATTGATGCTGATGTGGCCAATGCGTACAAATCAATCGGTAACACCGTTGGTACTCCTGGCACCACTCCTTCTACTTCTTTGGTCTTGCTCCAAGCCCAGCAGAAGCTGAACGAAAACGCAGCTGTGATGTCACCACGTTACGCTACCGTAAACCCTGCTGCTAACGCTGGCTTGGTTGAAGGCATGAAAGGTCTGTTTAATCCTACAGACACTATCAGCAAGCAATTCAAGAACGGCATGATGGGCACTGGCGTGTTGGGCTTTGACGAGATCAACATGTCTCAGTCTATCAAGCAACACACCACTGGCTCACGTGTTGCTACTGGCAATTCTGTGACTACTACTGTGTCTACTCAAGGCGCTACCAGCATTGCTTTGACCGTTGGCTCTGGCTTGACAGTTAAAGCCGGTGACGTGTTCACTGTTGCTGATTGCTTTGCTGTGAACCCACAAACCCGTGAATCCACTGGTTCGTTGTTCCAGTTCGTAGCTTTGGCCGATGCCACTGCCGTTGGCACTGACATCACTGTGACTGTTGCTGCTATCTACACCGCCGCCAATGCTTTGGCTACTGTTGACAGCTTCCCTACCGCTGCTAAAGCAGTCGTGTTTGTGGGTGCTGCATCTACTCAGTACGCTCAAAACTTGGTCTATCACAAGGACGCCATCACCTTCGCCACTGCTGACTTGCTGTTGCCCCAAGGTGTTGACATGGCTGCCCGCGCAGTTCACAACGGTATTTCTTTGCGTATCGTGCGCCAGTACGATATTAACAATGACCGTATGCCTTGCCGTATTGACGTTTTGTACGGTTTCAGCACAATTCGTCCACAAATGGGCTGCCGCATCTGGGGCTAATCTGATTGGGGCTTCGGCCCCTTTCGTCTTAACATCTTTTTAAGGAAATTATCATGGCATTACCTAATGGCGCAGGCGGTTACCAACTTGGTGACGGCAATCTTAACGAAGTCACGCTGGGCTACGGCCCAACTCCCGCAACCTATACAGCTAACGCAACTGTTGCTTTGACAGTTGCTGATCTGGAAGGCGGCATCATTCTGTACACGCAAACCAATGCCAACAACCTTCAGCTTCCGCTAGTGGCTGGTGTGGGTGGTGTAGATGATCGCATCAGCAGCGCTAAAGTTGGCAGCACTTTTGACTTTGTTGTTATGTCCACCAGCACTGGTGTGGGCACTGTAACTGTCAACACTGGCTGGACTTTGGTTGGCTCTGGCGCAACTCCTGCATCCGGCGTTGGCGCTATTTTCCGTGCTCGCAAGAGTTCTGAAGGCGCTTGGTCTGTGTACCGCATTGCGTAAGCATCAAGCCCCGCTTCGGCGGGGCATTTTTTCCCTTTTGGAATTAATAAAGGAATTTAATCATGGCAAATACTAAAGCTGTTGGCGTTGCATTCGCTGACCCTGAATTTGATTCGGTACAAGTTGGCTCGTCTAACGCTCCTATTGCTCTTACATCTTCTGGTGTGTTGAACGGTTCTTACGCTACAACGAGCGCGGCCAGTGGTGATACTCGCTTGTCTTACAACAAGTTGACCTTCACAAGCACAGGCTCTGGTGAAACGCTTCGTGCGTTCTCCGTAGTAACTGGCACTGCAGCTGCAACTGCTGGCACTATCAACGGCGCTCACATTTCTTTGAGTGTTGACGGCTCTGCTGCCACTATTTCTGGTGCGGCTAACGCTATTCGTGCTACTTTGGGCGGCAGTGATGCAACCCCTGGCGGTACTTTGGCTGTTATCCAATTGGACACTGCCTACACAGTTAACGCTTCTTTACCTGCTACAGCCTCGTTTATTCGTGTGTCTGACAGCGGTTCAAACACAGGTGAAATTCCTTTGTTGATGAATATTGAAACTGCTCCCGCTGCCACAATTGCACCCGCTGCAACCAGCGTAACTACTGTGTCTAAAGCAATCAAAGTGATGATTGGCGGCACTGTGTATTACGTCCCTGCTTACGCTTCATTTGCATAATGCAGATCACCAAGGAATTCTTGGTTTGCGAGATCGAGGAACTTGAGCGTGAAGCAGAAAAGGCTCGTACTTTTTTAATTCAAGCCCAGTCCACGATCTCCGCATATCGGATGTTAATAGCCCGTATTGAAGCACCCGAACCCACGCCTTTGGAGGAATAATGGCCGTCATTTATCTCACACACCCTGTTCATGGCGCTAAAGTAGCGACTATGGATATTGAAGCAGAAGTTGATGAAAAAAATGGCTGGACTCGCTATAATTCAGACACGTCTTCTGAACTTGAAGCGGCTCCTGTGAACGTGCTGGAAGTTAAACGCCGTAGAAAAACCACAACTGAGGTTTAAGCATGACAACGTACACCGCTGGCGAACAAATCAATCGGGCGCTTCGGCTCCTTGGCGTGCTTGCTGAAGGTGAAACGCCCTCTGCATCGGTTTCTCAAGACGCTTTGATGGCGTTTAATCAAATGATCGACAGCTGGAACACAGAGCGTTTGGCTGTGTTTTCTACGCAAGATCAAATCTTTACATGGCCTGCAAGTTTTATTAGCCGCACGCTTGGCCCGTCTGGTGACTTCGTTGGCCTGCGCCCCATTTTGCTTGATGATGCTACATACTTTAAAGCGGCCAACAATGTGTCGTATGGCATTAAGATGATTAACCAACAGCAGTACAACGGTATTGCTGTTAAGACCGTAACGTCCACTTACCCACAAGTTATGTGGGTCAACATGACGTTTCCTAACATTGAGATATACCTTTACCCAAGACCTACGCAAGACTTAGAGTTTCACTTTGTGTCGGTTCAAGAACTAACGCGGCCTGCTGATTTGTCTACCGTAATGTATTACCCACCAGGCTATCTGCGTGCGTTTACATACAACTTGGCCATGGAGTTTGCTCCCGAGTTTGGCGTTGAGCCAAGCCAACAAGTGCAGCGCATTGCCATGACTTCTAAACGTGACTTGAAACGCATCAACAACCCTGATGATGTGATGGCACTGCCTTACGCATTGGTGGCCAACCGCCAACGCTTCAACATCTATGCCGGTAACTATTGATGAAAACGCCGATTCTTGGATCGTCTTATGTAGTGCGGTCTGTCAATGCGGCAGACAACCGCATGGTCAATTTGTTCCCCGAGATCATTCCCGAGGGCGGTAAAGAACCTGCATTTTTAAACCGCGCACCAGGTTTAAAATTGCTTAACACCGTTGGCACTGGCCCAATTCGTGGCTTGTGGGCATTTTCTCCAGATGACGGCACTGGCTTTGTTGTTTCTGGCACCCAGCTTTATAAGATTAACAATGCCTATGCAGCCACGCTAATCGGCACGGTAGCCGGCACTGGCCCCGTCAGTTTGGCTGACAACGGTACGCAGCTATTTATTGCTTGCAACGGCCCTAGTTACATTTACAACAACACTACCAATGCGTTTGGTCAAATTACAGACCCTGACTTTCCAGGCGCTGTGACTGTGGCTTATTTGGATGGCTATTTTGTGTTTAATGAGCCAAATAGCCAAAAACTGTGGGTTACTTCGTTACTTGACGGCACATCCATTGACCCACTTGATTTTGCCAGCACCGAAGGCTCACCTGATGGCCTGCTTGCTGTGGTGTCGAACTTCCGCGAAATATGGGCTTTTGGCACAAACTCAATTGAAGTTTGGTTTGACTCTGGCGCAACAGACTTCCCTTTGCAACGCATCCAAGGCGCGTTCAATGAGTTGGGTTGTGCCGCGCCTTACTCCATAGCCAAAATGGACAACGGTTTGTTTTGGCTTGGCCGTGACCGCCGTGGCCAAGGTATTGTTTATCGCGCCAATGGCTACACTGGCCAGCGCATCTCAACCCATGCGGTTGAATGGCAGATTCAACAGTACACCGATATGTCGGACGCAATTGGGTACACATACCAGCAAGACGGTCATAGCTTTTACGTGTTGGTTTTTCCTACTGCTAACACCACTTGGGTTTACGATGTAGCAACGCAAGCATGGCATGAGCGTGCGGGATGGAATAACGGATCGTTTACTCGGCATCGCGGCAATTGCCAGATGGCGTTTAATAATAAAATTCTTATTGGTGATTTTGAAAACGGTAACGTCTACGCATTTGATTTAACTGATTACAGTGACAATGGCGGCATTCAAAAATGGCTTCGCACATGGCGTGCGTTGCCCACTGGTCAAAACAATCTTAAACGCACTGCCCAGCACAGTTTGCAACTAGACATTGAGTCTGGTGTTGGCTTAAACGGGTCAATGATTGCCGAAACCATATATCTTTTGACTGAAGACAGTGATTATTTAATTACCGAAAACGGTGATTATTTAATTAGCGATGACACCACACCCGTTACTCAAGGCAGTGATCCAGAAGTAATGCTTCGTTGGTCAGATGATGGTGGCCACACTTGGTCAAATGAGCATTGGGCACCGATTGGTAAAATTGGAGAATATTACAAGCGTGTTTTTTGGCGACGTTTGGGGATGACGCTAAAGCTGCGTGATCGCGTCTATGAAGTGTCTGGCACTGATCCCGTAAAGATTGACATCATGGGCGCTGAACTCATTTTGAGTCCAACGAATGCCTAGCCCTAACGCTACACCAACGCCAATCACACCCCCACGGGTGCCGTTGGTTGACCCTCGCACGGGCTATATTGACCGTGCTTGGTATTTGTTTTTCTTGTCTCTTAATAATGTGGCCACAGCCGTTATTGACGATTCTGGCTTGACGTTTAGTTCTGAGTCAATAATTGCTTCGTATGAAGCTGCTTTGCAAGCGCTGGCGCAAGAAGTTGAAACGCAGCCCCCGCCAGTGGATTTAAGCGCTGAGTTAATTAAACAGATTGAAGCGGCTGGTTTAGTTGATTGTTGTTCTAGCTTGTTGTCCCAAGTGGCCGAGATGCAAAAGCAATTAGAAGCGCTTAATCTGCTGCCTCCACCCACACAAGGCACAGTGACCGCTGTAACAGCCACAGCGCCCGTGGTGTCTTCTGGTGGTATAGCGCCTGACATTAGTCTTGCGGCTGCCTATGGGGACACTTTAAACCCTTACGCTGCCAAGACCGCTAACTATGTGCTAGCTGGCCCTACTACGGGCGCGTCTGCCGTGCCTGCTTTTAGGGCTTTGGTGGCCGCTGATATTCCTGTGTTGCCGTATGGTGATGTCTTTGGCCCCGCTAGCGCCACGGATAACGCTGTTGCTAGGTTTGATAGCACTACGGGCAAGTTAATTCAAAATTCTGTAGTCACAATTAGCGACACAGGCGCAACTACAGGAATTACAACATTAGCTGCTTCTACCAGTGTTACTACACCTATAGTCCAAGCATCAAACTCTGCTGGTTTATCGCTTAAAAATGCGTCAGGCACAACCCAAATGAGTGTTGGTGCTGGTGGCGGCGATAATATGTCCATCAATGTTTCTACCAATTTAAACGGTACAAACGCACAAATAGACATTAGTCCTACTGGCACTGGCCATGTGCATATAAAACCTAGTGGTACTAATTCGGTTGAAGTTGCCCCTACTAATGTAGGAACAATTGACAATATGACTATTGGGGCTACAACTCCTAAAAACGCAAGTGTTGTAGATTTAAGCGTTACAGGAACACTCAGTTTTGATGCGGCACAAGGAACAGCAGGCCAAGTCCTTACATCGGCTGGAACAGGTGTAACGCCCACTTGGACAACCCCAACAACAGGAACTGTAACGGCTGTTTCTGTTGTGTCGGCCAATGGTTTTGCTGGTACATCAAGTGGCGGGGCAACGCCTGCTTTGACCTTGACCACCACAATTACTGGCATTCTAAAAGGCAACGGCACGGCAATTTCTGCCGCTGTGGCCAACACAGATTACATGGGCGTTGGTGCGCCAGTCACCAAGACGGCTGACTTTACAGTGGCCGATGGCGAGATTTGGTATATCAACAATAAGTCAGGCTCGACTTGCACCGTGACGTTGCCTACGGCTTCATCTTGGACTGGCCGCACTTTGACTTTTAAGAACATGCAGGCGCAGACTTTGGTGTCTGCATCAAGCAATGTGGTGCCTATTGACAGCACCAGCGCGGGCACCGCAATCCTCTTGGCAGTTGTAGGAAATTGGGCGACAATGGTGTCTGACGGCACAAATTGGATCATCATGCAACAGGCCGCTAACAATTGCCTATTATTGGAGTAAACCATGACCGTATCAGTGAAGGTACTTGTACCCGCAAAATTTGCCGAAAACTCGCAAACAACCCAGTACACCGCGACTGGCGTGACTGCCATTATTGACAAGTTTACTGCCACCAACATCAGCGCATCAGCGGCTACCATTAGCGTGAACTTGGTGACAACCGCAGGCTCTGCGGGTAACACCAACTTGATCACCAAGACCAAGACGCTTCAAGCATCTGAGGTTTATACGTTCCCAGAACTTGTTGGCCAAGTGCTTGGCATTGGTGATTTCATTAGTACAATTGCCGGAACAGCCAGCGCAATCAATATCCGCGTCAGCGGTCGTGAGGTGACCTAAATGGGCTTTTTTAACGATTTAGCTACTACTGTTTCAGACACGCAAATTAAGGATTACTTATCTGCCAATCCTAATTTGACAGGTCAGCAATTGGCTGATGCCATGAAGACCTACAATGTGTCGCCCGAACAGCTTGTAAAAGCTGTTGGCGCAGGGCCAGACACAGCCGCTAATGTTGCGGGAACTTTTTATCAGCCTCAATACGCAAGTACAGGTTCTGGTGAAACTTTTCAACAAGGCCCATTGTCAGGTTTACTTACTTATTCCGAAGCGGCAAATAAGCCAGGCGGCGCATATAGCACGTTTGATCCCACAGGCAAATTTACAGGCACTGGCACACAACAAAAAGTTAGCAACAACATGTTGCCGTTTTTGCTAGCTACTGGCGGCATGATGTTTGGTTTGCCTGGTCTTGGTGAAGCTGGCGCGGCTGGAGCAGGTGCAGCGGGTACAGCAGGCATGACCGCCGCCGAACTAGCACAACTTGATTTGGCGTTGGGTGGTGCGGGCGGTACATTGGGTGCAGAAACTTTAGCAAATGCTTTGGCCACAGGTGCGGCTGTGCCTACGCTTACTAATTTAACTGGTGGTAGCGGTGTTTTAACTGGCGCTGCGGCAGGCATTACTGCTGATTCTGTTGCCAAAAAATTAGCAGCTGACGCACTTATTTCTGGAGCTGTTGGCGCTGGTGCAGGTGCTTTAACTGGTGCTGGTGCTGCTGGTGCGGCAGGTGCTGGAGCCGCAGGTGCTGCTGGTGCAGGCGCAGGCTCAACTTTAACTTCTTTATTAACCCCTGCGGCCATTGCCGCATCTGGCTTAGTAGGTGCAAATGCTGCAAAATCCGCAGCTGAAACACAAGCCGAGTCAGCCAGAGAAGCCAATGCGTTGCTCTACAAGATGTATCAAGAGCAGAAAGGTCTTCAAGAACCTTTCCGTGGCGCAGGCATTACTGCGCAAAACAGATTGCTTGATCTGTTGGGCTTGAGCCAAAACAGAGGCGCAGAAGGATTTGGTAAGTACGGCAGAGACTTTGCCATGTCTGACTTTCAACAAGACCCTGGCTACGCTTTCCGTTTGGCTGAAGGCCAAAAAACACTTGATCGGCAAGCCGCGGCTCGCGGTGGTTTGATCTCAGGTGGCGCATTAAAAGCGGCCACACGATACGGTCAAGAAATGGGTTCGCAAGAATATCAAAACGCATTCAATCGCTACCAGACAAACCGCGCTAATCAATTGCAACCTTTGGGCAGTTTGCTTAGTAGCGGTCAAGCGGCGGCAAGCAATCAAGCGGCGGCTGCGGGCAACTACGGCACGCAAGCAGGCGGCAACATAACTGGTGCAGGCGCGGCCACTGCGGCTGGCCAAGTTGGTAGCACCAACGCGTTGACAAATGCGTTAAGCTCTTATTTGAATTATTCATCTGGCCAGAATTTGGCTGATGCTATTCGCAAATCTACATACGGCGGGTAAGGAACGACTATGGCTCTTGATCCATCTATTGCATTGGGCGTGCGCCCTCTCCAACTGCCAGACCCATTGGCGCAAATGGCGCAAGTCTCGCAGATTAAAGCTGGTCAACAGCAACAACAACTCAATCAAATGAAAATTGAGGAATTAGTTGCGGATCGAAAAGAGCTTAATGACTTTGCCCTTAAACTTAAAGACACAGGAATTACTCCTCGCCAATACATGGAAATGCTTAGGTCATCACGCGACCCTGTAAGACAAAAAACAGGTATGGAAGGTTTGATGCGTTTGGATGAGCAAGACAAATTTGAACGTATCGGTAAAGGACTTTACCCTGAGTTGTTTGGCCCTGCACCTACAGCCACGCCTACAGCCGCACCTGCCGCCGCGCCTGCGCCTTCAATGATGCGTCAACCTGCTGTTGCGCCAGCCGCACCAACTCAAGATATGTTGGGCACTGGCATGTATGGCATGCAACCTACAAATGCTTTAGCGCCTAACGTTGCGCAAGCCGCGCCTGTGAATGCGTTAGCACCTACTGCCGCGCCTGCTGGTAAAAACGTAGATCAGCTACGCCGCGAAATTATCATGTTTAGCCAGTCAACTGACCCTCGCGCAAAAGCAATGGCAGACATGCTTAAAGCTCAGTTAACTGAGATGAGTAAAACACAAACTTTGGCACCCGGTCAGCAACTTTATGCCGGCGGTAAAGTTGTATACACAGCGCCTGAAAAAGACTCTGAGTTTGAAAGATTATTAACAAAATCTGGGTTGTCAGACACAGAAAAAACAGCTTTGCGGATCGCACGGGCTAAAAAAGAAGCGACGCATGCGCCTGGTACAACTGTTACTGTCAGTACAGAGAAAAAGTACGGTGAAGCATTTGGCAGCAAACTTGCAGATGTAGACATTACTAAGATGACTACTGCTGAAACAGCGCCAGCAATGGCTGAAAACGCTAATCGAATTATTGGTCTGGTAAAACAAGGCGATGTATTTACAGGCCCGATTGCCGACGTTAAGTTAAATCTTGCGCGCGCGTTAAATGTAGCAGGTGCTAACAATGAAGAAAAAATCGCTAACACTGAACTGCTTATTGCAGGAACAGGCCAAAGCACTTTAAATGCAATTAAAGGCGCTGGTTTGGGTACTGGACAAGGATTTACTGATAAGGATCTTAAATTCTTGCAAGGTATTGCGGGCGGCACAATTGGTTTAACTCAAAAAACACTTACGGACTTGGCCACACTACAACACCGTGTTGCAACAAGCAGCGCAGCCGCCTGGAACAAACGGGTTGGAGAAATACCAAAAGAAGTGGTGCAAGGCACTGGCCTATCTGTCACACCAATTAAAGTGCCCCCACTATCATCGATTATGGGCGGCGCGGCGCGTCCAGCAGGTGTCGGCACTAATTGGACATTTGAAAGCGATGCCGCAGGCAACAAAGCATGGGTTAGCCCAGATCGTAAATCATTCAAAGAGGCGCAATAATGGCTTTTGATCTTAGCACCGCCGCGCCAGTCGCAACTGGTGGATTTGATCTTAGTACGGCAAAGCCAATACCAAGCGGTGGCGGCATCCCCGGCCCCCGCCGTGCTTGGTCTGACGTGCCCGGCGAAGCCTTGGCTAATGTTGGCACAAGCGCGCAGAAGTTTTTTGGTGGCGTTGTTGAAGCAGTCACAAGCCCTTTACAAACAGCCAAAGGCGTTCTTGATATTGGTGCTGGCGCGCTTCAAAACGTACTGCCCAAGAATGTTGTTGATTTTGTCAATCAATTTGACGCACATCCAGAAGCCGCGCAACAGGCGGTTAAAGTTGCTAACGCTGTTGGCGGCATGTACAAAGAGCGCTATGGCAGTATTGAAGGGTTAAAAAATACGCTTGCTACTGATCCAGTAGGCGCGGCGGCAGACATGTCTACATTGTTTTCTGGTTT